TTTCAACCACGGTTGAAACGGCAGCGCCGGTCACGTCGGTAAAGCTGAAGGCATTGGGTGTCGTGTCAGCTGCGAATGTCGTAATCGTAAAGGTGTCTGAGACGCCGCCGATGGTTAGAACCACATTCACTGCAGTCGAGTTCGACGCCGACGAAGTCGTACGAACCTTAACAGTGTCATTAACAACCACCGTGGTTGAAGTCGAAGCCCAAGCCCCGCCGTTAATCTGATACTGACCACCCGTGATTGTCATGGTAGCAGGAGCATTGATACCGGTAACCGTGATAGCATTGCTCTCTGTCAAAGAAGAAGGTGCAACGTTAGTCGCATCCGTAAACGTGAACGGGTTCGGTGTTGTGTCGGATACGAATGCCAGTGTCGTGATGGTAAATGTATCGCTGACGCCACCGATTGTCAGAGTGACGTTTACCGCAGTCGAGTTCGATGCCGATGACGTGCCGCGAACCTTCACCGTGTTGCCTGCCGCTACAGTGGTTGAAGCCGAAGCGTAGCTGCCGCCGTTCTTGGAATACTGACCACCCGTAACCGTCATGGTGGCAGGGGTATTGATACCAGTAACCGTGATTGTATTGCTCTCGACAACCGTTGACAGTGCTGCGTTGGTAACATCCGTGAAAGTGAATGGGTCAGGGGTTGTATCAATCGCTGCCGCCACGGTAATCGTGAACGTATTCAATATCGCCGGATCGACGCCGTTGCTGGCGCTGATGGTGATCGGCTTCGATCCCGCCGTCAGTGCTGCCGCGACGTTGAGCGCAGAGCCTGCGATCGCGAACAGCCCGCCGGGGTTCGATGTCAACGAATAGGTATAGGTTCCACTGCCGCCAACAACGGACAACGTGCCGACCAAGGAACCGATGGCTGCGCTGCTGACGACAGTGGAATTCGACAGATGAATAACGCCGCCGACAGGGATCGCTTCCACCTCGCCATCGGAAACGATCGACACCGCCATGTTTACTTTTTCACCGCGCTCGGCAGTGATGGCATATTCCTGTAACTTGGCGCGCATCATCCAGACCTGGTCATTGCCCAGCTGGATACGAACGTTGCGAACCTCGGCCGACAGCCACCAGTCCTCCCAGACCACCAGGCTTTCCTGCGCCACCACGCCGTTGCCGGAGATCGCGCCCTGATACGACACCACATCCCGCCCCAGCCATGCCGGCAATTCCGCGTCATCACAGTCGGGAACATTGGTGTCGTTCAGATTGGCGGTGCGGGTGAAACCCTTGCTGGTCAAGCCGCAGGGATCGGTGAACGTCTCCGGGGTTTCGCCGTCCCCGATCATAACCAGAAACGTGGAATAGGGATAAGTGGTGGCGTTAGCTTCGCCCGCCTTACCGCGCCTCATCCTGCTGCCGCGAACCCTAGCCATGTTATCTCCTGACCTCGCAGCGCGCTATCTGCACCAGATTGCGCGCCATTCGTTTGCATTCCGCCTCGGCGTTGATCGCATCGACCTCCGACTTGCTGTAGATGCCGACCGTCGGCTCTACCGTCAGTTGACGTTCGTACAGAGGCCGTTCGTAAACCCAACACCCGCCGATCGGCAGGACGAGCATTCCCAACAGGATCAGCCTCATTGGTTGCGCTCCCTGATTGATTTCTTGCGCGCATCCATCACGCGCCGCACTTCCTCACAGGTCTCCCGCACGGTAACAAACTTGCCGTCACTCATGTTTATCAGGCACCGAACGTCATGCGTGAAATGCCTGTTGCCCGGTTCCGGCGAACGCATGTTGGTGATGGTGGCGGTGTTGATGTCTATTTCCACTCCGGTCGCGGAGTGCAGGATCACCATCACCAGCATGGGTATCACGGCGCCTTGGCTTCCGACATCGCCGTAACCTTTTGGACAAAATCTTCCACCGTCAGCGGCGGCTGGCCTTCCAATGCCAGAATGCGGTTTTCGTGATCGAAAGCCAGTTGCTCGCCTGCAGTCGGCACATCAGGCGCCGGCTCGGGCGGGACGTATGGATCAGGCACGCCGCCGCCCTCGACCCATTGCAGATATTCCGCGTAATGGCGATTGGCCGGATCAGGTGGAATATGCCAGATGGTGCCGTCCTCTTCGGTAAGAATGACGGGGCACGGTTCTTGCGCTGCTGTGAGTTGATAGTCTGCCATCAGAGCCTCGCGTCCGCCGTCCATTTGGCGTTAAAATTACCGTTACTGTTGGCTACCGTGGCCGTGTACCTGACATTAAAGCCATCGGCGAAAGCATAGGTATCCACCCCAGCAAAAACCGCACCGGTGGATGCGTTGTTAGTGATGGCAACGGCCGGCACAACGCGCATATACGTTGCAAGATTCACCGGTTGGCTGATGTGGGTCTGACCGGAAGTCATCCACCCGTACCAGATGACTTGTCCAACGTTCCAATACCTCTGGCACGTCACCAGTTCCTGATCATAAGGCCGCATGATCAGCGGCGAGCGCGCGGCTGTGGGCGCTTCGATGCCGGGGAGAACGACGACGCCGGTGATGGCGGCGTATTGATTGATCGCGCCCACAGTATTCGGAACAGAACTAGACGCCACTTCAATAAAGAGAGCCATTCCCGTTGAGTTATCTGTTTTCCACGTTCCGGTTGTCATAGCCGGAAACGTAATTGTTGCCCAACTCCATGCGGAGCTTCCGGCACTGGAAAATGTCATCCAAGCTGCAGAGGATGCCCCGTCAAAATTAGTTATGCATGCTCGATAATTCCCTGCGAGTGTTGTCCGTATCCAGAAACCAACTGTGACAGGAACAGCGTTCGCCGTGCCCCATGCCGCTCGGCTGAACCTATACCCTTCGATCTTTGTGCCAAATCTTACGTAATCAGAGCCGATTGTCGGCTGCGGCGTAGTTGCTTGAACCTGCAAACCGTTAGACACTCCAGAAGGCGATCCCGGCCCAATTTGATAGGCTGCAAGCACTGAAGTGCCCGTCTTGGACACAAACCACCCATCTAAAATATAGGCTTGCGGTATTGCACCAGATGGAAGTGTAACCGTACCAACGCCATTCTCCCGGCTGACCTCCATCGAGCCGTTGATCTGCATTCCCGAATACGCCAGCGCGTCGAACGGCGCGGCGTAGATGTTCTTTCGTGCGGTCGCAGCCGTCGCTGTCAATTCCGAAAGGTTGTTGGCGGCCAACATGTCGCCCGCGCCCGTGCCATCGACACCCGGCTGTCCGGCGATCGCGAACAACCAGTCTGCATGAGTGCCTGAACCGCCGATCTTGTCGGATGTCATGGTCAGCGTGGTGCCGGAATAGTCAGCGATGCCTTCCATCCAGTTGTTCGGGTTGGCAGCACTCGCGGCCCGCACCCGGGCTCCGTCATATGCCAGGCTGCCTTGCGTGGTGAACGACTTGATGCCGGTGCCGATCAAAAGCGACGTTGCCGACGTGCCGCCATAGCCTAGCGCAGTCAGCCCGAACGAAACCACCCAAACGCCGCCGCTCTTTTCCCACCATTCTCCGGTCGACGGCCTGAACGCCAGTTGCCCCTCGTCGCCATAGGACGGATCGGGCACCGTCTCGTCCGCGCCGAGAATGAACGGCAGACCGTCTACATGCAGCTTTTCCAGCATCACCCCGACATCTTCGGCGGCGGCAACACCGACCACCCGGCCGACATAGTTTTGATAGATCGCATAGGCCACGCCTGTCTGCGCCGGCCCTTGCCACGGTGCGATCTTCAGATGCGTGGCGTCGGTCACCTCGGTGATCAGCACCTCGGCCAGGTTGTTGATCGAGATGAAATCGCCCTGCTTGGCATTGATGCCGGACCACATCACGCCGGCGCCGGTGACGACCGTGCCGCCGGCCGCGACCGAAACCGTGCCGGTGAAATAGACTGGCAGTGCCATTACGAAAGCCTTTCGCGCAATGCAGTAATCGGATCGATGCCGTCAGGCGGCAACGACCAGTCGTTAATCATGTCGGCGACATCGCCCGACAGTTCGCGCAGCATACGCCGGTAATCGATCCATTCGCGCCGGTCGTTGCCGTGGTGTGGATAGTCGTCCAGCATGAATTCGTTGGTGCGCCGCAGTTCCTGGAACACCGCCGCCTTGACTTCGAACAGTGTCGGCAACCGAGACCGCCGTTTTTCCTCGGCAGTCTTTTCGACGACTGCATTTGCCACGGCGTCGAACCTTTCAATCAGCGGCTCTGGCACGAACGGCTCATCGAACACTGCCAGGTTCATGCCGTCAGGCGCCACCGGATCGAACGAATGCGTCCAGCCCATTATCTCGCCGTCAGACACGCGGTAGTAAATGGCAAAGATCATCGCTTGCCAACCGTCGCCCACAGCGTGCGAGTTAGTAGTTGTGGCGCACCAGCAACGCCATTGGTCCACCTGACCTGGACAGTAAACGTATCAGTGCCACCGCTTGCGGTGAATGAACGCGATCCAACCAACGACAAAAAGCTGTCCTGGCTGTTGATGGTTTGCACTCCCTGCACGTTGGAACCGTTGATATCCAGATAACCCGCCGGGCTACCGCCCGTGCCGCCATAACCGACAATGCCTTGCCATGCCGCGATAAC